TATTGATGATAGAAGACTAACAGATATGTTGGTAGAAGCTGGACATGCAGTCGCATACTTCGGTGGTTCAAAGGAAGAGATTCAATTGAAACATATGGCAAATCGTGAGAAGTTATTGCGTGAAGGTAAAGTCAAACTTCCAGAGTAACGGTATAAATAGACTTAGGAGATTATAATAAATGGCCGTAAATCCAAATGCATTTTATGATGCATCTGCAACCAACCAATCAAGTAGAAGTTCTAAGATATATAAGGACTTTAACCTGTCGTTTGCTCGTCATCCTATTACTGGTGATATTGCAACATTGTCTGATGCAGAAGCAGTAAAGAGAAGTGTTCGCAATCTTGTGAATACTAACTTTGGTGAACGTCCATTTCATCCAGAGATTGGTTCTGATATTCGTGCTGCATTGTTTGAACCCATCTCTCCTATTGTCGCAAACCTATTAACAAGACATATAGAGGATGTGATAACTAACTTTGAACCAAGGGCAGAACTTTCTAATGTGACTTGTTCTGGTAACATCGACACTGGTGTTTATGAAGTAAGTATTGAATTTTATATTGTAAATGCAGAAGAGCCCCTACAAGTAGTAGATATGTTTTTAGAGAGACTAAGATAAGATGGCAACAAAATTACAAGTAACAGAGTTGGACTTTGATGATATCAAGAACAACTTAAAAACCTACATGAAGAACCAAGATGAGTTCAAGGATTATAACTTTGAAGGTTCGGGATTGTCAACACTCATTGACTTGTTAGCATACAATACTCATTACCTTGCAATGAATACAAACCTTGCAATGAATGAAGCATTTCTTGATACTGCAACCCTTCGTTCTTCTGTTGTCTCTCATGCTAAAACTTTGGGTTACACTCCTCGTTCTGCTCGTGCTCCTCTTGCTTATCTAGATGTAACATTGAACACAAGTTCTATTACCAGTGCAACAGTAGAAAAGGGAACTAAGTTCACAACACAAGTAGATGGTTCTACATATTCGTTTGTTGTGAATGAAACTCGCACAACCACATCATCAAATGGTGTTCTAAGATTCGTCAACCTTCCAGTATATGAAGGAACTCTTGTGACTGCTAAGTATACTGTTGATAATGCAAACTTAGAAAAAAGATATTTGGTAACTGACAATCGTGCAGACACCACAACTCTTTCAGTTAAAATTCAAACCTCGGCATCGGATTTAACAACAAGAACATATGCACTTGCAACTGATATTACCCAAGCAGGAAACCAAGCAGAAGTATTCTTTCTACAAGAAGTAGAAGACGGTAGGTTTGAAGTATACTTTGGTGACGGTATTGTGGGTAAGAAACCAGAAGATGGCAACATTGTTATTCTAGAATATATTGTTACAAACAAGACTGCTGCAAATGGTGCTTCTAGATTCAGTGCTACCTCTGTTGGTGGAGTGAGTGATGTAACTGTTGCAACTCTTGTTGAAGCAAGAGGTGGTGCAGAACCAGAAACAATTGAATCAATTAAATTTAATGCACCTTTGGATTTTGCATCTCAAGGACGTGCGGTCACATCTAGAGATTATAAAACTATTCTCCCTCAACTATATGCAGACATTAAAGCAATTCAAGTTTGGGGTGGAGAAGATAACGACCCTCCAAGATATGGACAAGTTTATATTTCAATCAAAACAAACTCTGGTGTTACTCTGACTGCATCACAAAAAGATAATATTGAAGGACTTCTATCAAAGTATAATATTGCATCTGTTCGTCCTACTATTGTTGACCCAGAAGTTACAAAAGTTAGATTGACAACTTCAGTTAAGTATGATACTAAATCAACAACCAAAGCTGCTGAAACAATTGCAACTGATGTTCGCAATGCAATGGTTGCTTATAATAATTCAGACCTACAGAATTTTGATGGAGTGTTTAGATATTCTAAACTGTCTCGTTTGATTGATGCAGCAGACTCTTCTATTCTATCTAACATTACAACATTGAAAATTGAAAAAACATTTAAACCATTATTGAATACATTTGCACAATATATTCTAACATACTCCAATGCATTTTATCATCCACACGATGGACATAATTCTGCAATGGGTGGTATTATATCATCTAGTGGATTTACCATTTCTGGAAATACAAATACTCTTTATCTAGACGATGATGGTAAGGGAAACCTTCGCACATATTATTTGGTGGGGGGAACAACTAGAACCTATGTAAATGAAACTGCTGGAACAGTTAATTATTCAAAAGGTGAAATCACAATCACTTCTCTTAACATTACTGGAACAAGTAACTCAGATAATACAATTAATGTTTTGGTTGTTCCTAACTCTAATGATATTGTTCCAGTTAGAAATCAGTTGATTGAGATTGATTTGACCAACACTAGAATTACAGCAGAAGAAGATACAATTACTTCTGGTGGTTCTTCTGCTGGAACTGGATATACAACCGCATCGTCATATCAAGGGTAATCTGAATGTCTGGACATGACCCAACATTAAAGAATAAAGTATCGCCACATATTCAGCATCAACTGCCTGAATTTGTTAAGGCTGACCATCCAGTATTTTCTTTATTCCTACAATACTATTATGAGTTTCTTGAAGCTGGTGAATTAACTCTCACTGGTTCTAACGATTATGTCCTAGACGAAACTCTCAGTAAGAATTATATTCTAGATGAACAAGGTGAAAATATTGTTCTAGAAGAATCTGTCGGCAAATTTGTTGCTGGAGAAACACTTGTTGGTCAACGGTCAAATGCAACAGCAAAAGTTCTTGTTGATGATTTTGATAATAACAATCGACTATTCATTACATCACAACAAAGATTTGAAACTGGTGAAACTGTCATTGGTCAAACCTCTGGTGCAACATCAACGGTAGCATCTTATCGTGGTAACCCAGTTCAAAACATTCAACAACTTCTTGCATATGCAGATGTTGATAATACAATCTATGATTTCCTAGACAACTTTAGAGATTCCTTTATGGAGGCTCTACCAAATACAGTTGCTGATGGACTGTCAAAAAGAAAACTCATTAAGAGTATCAAAGAACTTTATTCTGCAAAGGGAACTGAAGATGGACACAAGATGTTCTTCAGAATTCTCTTTGATGAAGAAGCAACAATTCTATATCCAAGAGATAATCTATTAAGACCGTCTGATGGTATCTGGTCTACAGAAAAACTTATTCGTATTATTGAAACTGATAACTCTGACTTTGGACAATCAGTTGGACAAGTTGTAACTGGACAAACCTCTGGTGCAACAGCATTACTCGTAAGTATTATTCGATTTAGAGAAGGAGCAACACTTGTTGCAGAATTGAGTTTGGATGCAGATTCAATTCAAGGAACTTTCTTAAAAGACGAACCTGTTACATCTATCAATACTGAACTTGACCTAGAAGTATTTGGACAAGTAAAACAAATTGTTAATGATGCAGTCGTTGATGAGGGTGGTTCTTATTATCAGAACAATGATATCATTGATGTATCTGGTGGTAACGGAAATGATGAAGCAACTGCCAAGATTGAATCAATTGGAACTGGTTCCATTGATGAGATTATGATTGACAATGGTGGTAGTGGATACATTGAAGGACAGACAGTCACTTTTGATTTAGGAAACACAGAAGGTGTTGGTTTAAGTGCTAGAGTTGCAGTCGTTGGTGGTGCATTTGTTTTAGAACAATCAACATCTCCAGACCACTTCATTTCTGAAGATAGAGAACTTCTTATCTTTGAAGATAGTGATTATATTAAACAAGAAGAGACTGTTGGAGAATTAGACCATCTTGTTTTAGAAGATGGAAGTCAGATTGTTTTAGAAGAAGAAACATTTAATGACTTGGGTGTTTCTTCAGAGATTGGTGAAATCACTAAAATCGAAATCATCAATCCAGGCAACGGATTTGTTAAACTTCCACTTGTTTCAGTATCAACTGCTTTTGGTGGTAGTGGTGCAGAACTTTATGCTATATCAACTGTAGCACCTAGAGTTGGACATGTTGCTAGTGCAGTTATTACAAACTATGGTTTGGATTATCAGAATGCTCCAACACTCACACTAAACAAAATTCTAATTGTTAAAAATGTTTCTGGTGCATTTGTTAGAGGGGATACACTCACAAGTCATGATGCAACTGTAGTCAACTTTGATGTAGATAGAAATCTACTTGAACTTGAGAGTAGTGTAACATTTAACAATGGTGATATAATTCAACTTGTAACTGGTTCTACTTGTGAGGTTTATCAGGCAGACTATGCTGAAGCAACTGCTACGATTGGAACAATTGGAACAACCCCTGCTGGTATATCATTAACAAATGATAGAGGTAAAGTTTCTGTTGATACAATGAAACTCCAAGATAGTTTCTACTATCAAGATTATTCATATGTTGTTCGTATCGGACAGTCAATCAATGAGTGGAGAGAATCTGTAAGACGGTCTGTTCACCCTGCTGGTTGGAACGTCTTTGGTGAGGTTTCCTTTGCAACACAAGTAAGTGCTGCAATTCAATCTCCTGCTGCTGGTAGTGTTAGAGACAATGTTTCTAAGGATACATTCTCACCAGAACTTGCATCTACCTTTACAAATCTATTCACAGTTATCTTTGGTAGACGATTGGGAACCAAGACAGACGGAACTGAACTTCGTAGCAGAACTGACCATATTCTATTGGAAGACAATAACATTGTATTGTTGGAAGATGGTAGTAAACTTATTTACAATGAGGATGCTTCAAACCTTGGTTCAGCTGAACCACTGTCTACTGGTGTTAGAGAAGTAACACTTACAAGTGCTGTTCATGTTCAAATGAAAACAGGCCGTGGGTCTCACTGGACAGGGTGGGGTAATCTTGCAAATCTTCCAAGATATGCATTTGCATCACTTCCTCTTTTAACAGATGAGATTGCGTCAAATTATCACGACCCTGCTGGAAGAAGAATTACTGCACCAACAAATATTACAAGTGGATTGTATTCTATTGCACAGTTTGGACATATTGGTATTCGTCAAGTTTGTCTTGCAGACGGAACAATACCAGCAAGCGCATTTACCACAAGAACTAATGTGCCACCCCCATCAGAAATTCATTTCGATAGAGGTGGATTGATTCAATCCTTTGATAACGACTTTACATCCTTTGATGATAATATTCAATCGTTTGATGAAGAAGGAACTCCTCGTGATACAGAGGGTAGATACGCACAGTCGTTTGATGGCATACTGAGATTTGATAATACTACAAATACATACGATGCTGCGTCTGGAAACGAACAAGACTTCAGACCAACATTTGATAATGATGTAACAACCATTGACGCAACAGAATTGGGTGGTTTTGATACTGCACTACCAGGCACAAGAAATGTCAACCTGTTTAGTGAACAAGATAATGATACCTTTGATTCTGTAACAAATACTACATTTGATGAGTCTGAATCTGGAATTACAAGACTTGGTTTCAGTGTATTAGACCAGTATTTTGATAATGATACAAGAACTTTTGACAAGGGGACATAAAGTCCTTATAAATAACTGAGTAAACAATTGATAATTACTAGGAGAACCTAACATGGCATATCAATCAATCGGGCGTGGTGCTTCTGCGAATGACGGCACAGGGGACGACCTTCGCACAGGTGCAGGCAAGCTCAACGCCAACTTCGTAGAACTTTACACTCTTTTGGGTGACGGTTCTACCTTAACTTCTGATACAGTGACATTAAACACTGCAACTCAGACACTAACAAATAAAACCGTTACTGGAACTTTCACAGGTAATATTACTGGTGATGTAACAGGTAACGTAACAGGTAACGTAACAGGTGATGTTACTGGTGATGTAACAGGTAATGCTGACACAGCAACTGCTCTTGCAACTGCAAGAACTATTGCAGGCAATTCTTTTGACGGAACTGCAAACATCACAATTGCAACCACAGACTTGTCTGATGCAGACCAAGCTGTTGCAACTACAGACAGTCCTACTTTCGTTCAAGTAACTGCTAACTTGGTTGGTAATGTTACTGGTAATGTAACAGGGGATGTGACAGGTAATGTTGCTGGTAATGCTGATACTGCAACTGCTCTTGCGTCTGCGGTAACTATTGCCGGACAATCATTTGATGGAACAACAAATATTAGCATCTCAGCATCTGACCTTTCAGATGTAAACCAAGCACTTGCAACAACTGATAGTGTTACTTTTGCTTCTGTAACTGCTGACCTTACTGGTAATGTAACAGGTAATGTAACAGGTAATGTTGATGGTATCGTTGGTGGGACAACTCCTGCTGCTGGAACATTCACAGACTTGACTGCAAGTGGTGCTGTTCAATTAGCAGTATATGCTGACACAACTGCAAGAGATGCCGGCATCTTAACTCCTGCTGCTGGTATGGTTGCTTTCGTAACAGACGGTGACGGACTAGGAACTGCCCAATTCCAAGGATATGACGGTTCTGCTTGGGTTGCATTAAATTAAGATTAGGATAAGAAACTATGGCAATTGATACCATTAAAACAAGTGCAATACTGGACGGTTCGGTAACATCTGCCGATTTGGACACTAACATTGATATAACTGGAAGAGTATCTGGTGGAACTTTGGGTGTGGGAACATCTACAATTTCTTCTGGAAAAGTTGCAATGGATGCTAGTTCTAATAACTATATCCGATTTGCTGATGGCGGTTCATTAACAGGCC